ACGCTATATGTAACGGAATGTTATTCTACTTATGCGGCGTATCATACACAATAACACTGTGAAATGTCCCGTGACACGTTTTTTCGTCTTTTTGATTGCAAGAAAATTGCATTTAGCATTTGACATGCATTTAAAACGGCATTAATTGTGTATTCGTTCAAACGTCAACAACACAAACGGAGACGACAGATGACCAAGCAAGAGCAATACAGAGTTGCCGCCGAACTTCACGCCGCAGACGCCGTGATGGCGAAAATCCGCAACGAATGGGACAAAATAGATTACCATAACGAGATGGCCGCATTTTACCGGGTTCAAGAACACAAGGCAGCGGCGCGTTAAGCGCCCTGCCGAATGGGAGAGAGAAAGATGGTATACGAGATTAAACGACGCGAAACCCGATGGGGTCCTTCGGTGCCAGTGTTCGACGTTTATGTCGATAATGAAGGCGTTGGCAGTATCCAGCCGCTGTTTAAAACGCTGAATAGTGATCGGCCCTACGGCTACCACACATACATTTGCATTGAATATGATGCGCTGACCGATGACAGCGGGTTCCCTAATGAGTACCGCACACAGCGCGAAGCGTTCGCGGCGGTTGCTGATATGATGGAACGAAATGGCATTGAGGCAGCGGCGCGATAAGCGCCCTGCCGGGAGAGGAGAGAGATGATGGAATACGCATTAATCATGACGTCCTTGGTTATCGTCCCGGCAACTATCATGACGGGGTTTATTATTTACATCGAAGCGACGCGCTAACACGCGCCACCGCGCACACACCAGAAAAAGGGAAACACGATGAACACACAAGATCAAAAATACAACGGCTGGACAAATTACGAAACGTGGCGCGTTAACCTGGAAATTTTCGACGGCTACGAACCCGAACAGGCGGTAACGGCGGAAGGTCTGGAAGATATGGTGGAAGATTATCTTTCGTTCGGCGTCGATACCAGCAACGGACCTTGTCTCGCGTTAGATTATGCGCGGGCGTTTGTTTCCGCCGTTAATTGGTACGAAATCGCGAAACGCATAAACGAAGATCACGAATTGACCGAAACCGATTAACGCAACGGTGCGCATCTGAAAGGGTGCGCACAATGCGTTAATTGTGACGCGATCCAGGAAAAGGAAAAACGATAATGAGCACCCTATCAGTTGAGCGCGCCCGCGAAATTTTGGCGGAAACCGTTTGGGCGACGCCCGATAGTTATTTCGGACACAACCCGACAGGCGAATATGTTATCGCGACGCAAACACGCGACAGCGATTGCCTAACCCGCTCAAATTATATTCGCATCTTCGAAGATTTACTGGACAATCCGACAGGCGACGATTTCGTTTACGATTGGCGGGCGTCGCACTGGGCGTGCGGTTGGGTTGAATACATCATGTTGAAACCGGACGCGCCCGAAACCTTGTTAATTAAGGCGGCTGAAATTTTGTCCGCATTGGCGGACTATCCGGTCTATGACGAAGATCATTACTCGCAAATGGAATATGACGAAATTTGCGAATATTGGGACAATATGGGGCTGCGTGAACGCGTCGAATATTGCCGTGATAATGATGTTTCGATTTTCGCCGCGCGTTCGGACGCGATACCCGAAGGCGTTTTCGATGATCTACGCGACGCACTTTCCTATTGATTAAAGACCAGAAAAGGAACCTCACAAAATGTCTTATCACAACATGACAACCGCGCAATATGCCGATCTCGTTTTGGAAATAGCAGAGAAATCAGGCAACCCTTATGTCGAGCTACCAGGGCCAACAACGGGCGATTTGATCGAATGTATGTGTGCTGCCCATAATCTGAGCTTGGCGATTATTCAACGCAATGCGTCACGTCCTACGGTTTACGTACGAGCCGAAGACTGCAAGCGATATCTCAGAAGCAAAGGGATGCCAGTATGATCCGCAACATAAACACACCGAAACCCGGCAGCGCATGGGATACATGGCAAAAAGCAGGCGCAAAATGGCGCGCTGAAACATGGGCGAATAGTGACGGCGCATTACTTATTGCTGCAAATGCCTTTGCCAGCGTGGAAAGTAGCGACATAGGGCGCGACGCAATGAAACGCGCATTTATTGAAGGGGCTAACATGATTGGGGATGGTAAATAATGGAAGTCTATCACGACAATGGCGCGGCAATGGGCCTGCGCACACGTGTTTTCCGCAATGCCGCGCACGGTGGCGTTGAATGGATGTATGCGGCCGACTACGCTAGTCAAAACGCCAGCCTGCACCGATGGTATCATTTTGGTCCTGGCGGTAATGGCGATATTCAATCACTTAAATTGAACCAAGGAATGTTCCTGTCGCGCTTGGATTAACGCAATCTTGGGGCTGGCATTGTCCGGCCCCAATCTGCGTCAATCATGGCGTGATCCAGGAAAAGGAACCCAACAAAATGCGCAAGCTGATAAACCTATGCCTTGGCTCTATAGCCGTGGCTGTTTTTACTTATGTCATGCTGTTATTCGTTGCACTAGGTTATGGCGTGCAATGACCAGAAAATACGTGCTTTACCTGCGTGTCAGTACCGCGCGTCAAGGCGGTAGCGGGCTCGGATTGGACGCGCAACGCGCCCTGGTACGGCCCTACGCTGCCGACATCATCGAAACTTACCAGGACATCGAAAGCGGCAAGAATAGCGCCAGGCCGGGCTTAGAACGCGCCCTGGCGCATTGCAAATATGCGGGCGCGTGTTTGCTTATTGCCAAGGTGGATCGACTATCACGCGACGTTGAGTTCCTGTTTAAAATCAGGAATAGCGGCGTCGATATCTTGGCCGCTGACGCGCCCCATATGGGCACCCTCGAATGGGGCATTCGCGCCGTATTCGCGCAACATGAACGCGAAGAAATATCACGGCGCACCAAGGCCGCGCTTGCTGCTGCCAAGGCGCGTGGGGTTAAACTTGGTTCGCCATGCCCGGAAAAGGGTGGGCGCGCGCGTGCGGATCGGGAAAGGTCACAAGTGAAGTTATGCGAACAATCCGCCTGGCCCGTGGTTCGCTCGTTACATAGTGAGGGTGCCAGTCTCAGGAAAATAGCGGATTATCTTAACGCAGATAGCATTGAGACCGTTCGCGGCGGGCAATGGCATGCTTCTAGCGTGCGGAATTTACTTAAAAAGAAAGGAGCAATTTGAAATGGTTGGAAAAGTAACACCCGATGACATGATTTCGGCGTCATTAATTCCTGTTTTGTTGGGGCAGTCGCCCTACCAGACCCCAAACGATCTTTTGAGGACGTTTATAGATCGAGATGAAGGCGTTGAACCTGAGCCGTGGGCCGGAAATGAAGCCACGCATTGGGGCAATGTCCTTGAGCCGGTCATTTTGCAGCAAGCCGCGGAACGTTTGGACCTTTCAAACGTCTTGATTGATTATGATCGGGCCATTTTTCATCCGACAATTAATCTTGCTGCATCGCTTGACGGCTCTGGTGAGGGCGCGGGCAAAATAAAAACGGATGTGTCGCGTGGTATCTATTGCATTGGCGCTGATGTTATCGACATAAGTGGCCCTGGCGTCCTTGAAAGCAAGGCGACTCGGGCGCGACCCGAAGACGTGCCACCGCCTCAGCGTGGCCCATTACAGTTACAGGCGCAGATGATGTGTACCGGGTGGACATGGGGATGTGTAGCAACCTTGTATCAAGGGTTGGAGTTGCGACTATTTGTCTATCAATCAGATGATATAGTTCAGCGCCGCATATCTGAGGCCATCGACGACTTTGAAATGCGCCGCAAAAACCATGATTGGTATCCGCCCCTTACAAGTGAGGACGCCAACACTGCATGGTCGCGCGCAAATGAAGACGCGCCACCGCTCGACCTTGATGGAACGAATGTGATTGGTGCGGTCGCTGATTTAATTGCGGCGAAGTACGACCTTGCGGACGCCAAGGACCGCATTGATGACGCAGAGTTGGCTATTAAAGAGGTGATGGCTAACCATGACGTTGCGACTGCCACGATTGGCGACGTTAAATATCAAATTGGTTGGGGTATGATTAATCGGAAGGCCCAGCCCGAAAAGATTGTTCCGGCTAAGCCAGCGGAATCGGTGCGTAAAAAAACACTTAGTCTAAAGGAAATGAAAGGGTAGGATGATGACATACATTGAGATTTTGGCGGCTCGGATTAAGAAGCGTGAGATTGATTTTCCGCGTGCCGTGGATTTTTTAGTGGAACACGGCATTCACGAGTTGACTGCCATCAAGATGCTGGTGAGGGCGTCGAGATAA